ATTTTGGGGGTGGGATGAGAAAAACCACTTATATATATATTTATAGGTAGGAAATAATAAAAAACAAATAAAAAACGATTATGTCTAATTCAAAAAGTGCTATTAAAGAAATTAAAAATCTTATGGTGCAGTTTGGTTTCTTAAAGAATGACGAAGTTGAATTATTATCTTTCAAATTAGAAGACGATACTATCCTTAATACTGAAAAGTTAGAGATTGGTTCTAAAATCTACAAGATTAACGAAGCATTTGAGCAAGTTAGTTTAGAAGATGGGTCTTACAAATTGAAAGAGAATTTTGATATTGAAGTTGTTGCAGGAGAAATTAAGTCTGTAAAGGAAATTTTTATTGATGCAAAATTAGTTGACGGTACAGTAGTGAAAGTTGGCGGTGATAGTTTAGTTGAAGGTGCTAAAGTAGTTGTGGTTACAGAAGATGCAGAAATTCCTGCACCAGACGGAACACACGAACTTGAGGACGGAACTAAAATTGAAACCAAAGACGGAGTTATTGTTATGGTTCAAGAAGTTGCTGGAGATGCTGAAAATGGTGAAGTACCTGAAGCTCCTGAAGCTGAAGTACCTGCTGTTGATGCTCCAATGGAAATGTCAAAAGAAATGATGGATTTATTAAAAGAGTTTATCTCTAAAATGGGTGAGAAAGTTTCTAAAATGGAACAATCTTATTCTTCATTACAGGACGAATTTAATTCATTCAAAAAACAACCAGCAGGTAAGAAATTATCTGACGGTAAAACAGAAGTGTTTACTAAAGAAAATGATGATACATTATCAGCAAGAATTGCTGCTCTTAAATCATTACAAAATAAATAAAAAAATTAAAAAAAATATTACAAAATGAGTAATTTAAAAAATCAAAAATTTTCGTATGACGTTTCTACCATTGGTGGTTATTCTGACCAAGTAGGTGGTGAATTGTTAGCGAAAGCATTAATCGGTGGAACTACAGCTTCTGTCGTAAATGTACGTACTGGTATTAAAGGTACACAAGCTTTAAACTTATTGGATTCAACTCCAGTATTCCAAGCAGGTAACTGTTCTTTATCACCAAGTGGTACAACAACTTTTACACAACATTCAATAACGACATGTCCAGAAACGTTGTTTGAGTCACTTTGCTACAAAGCATTGTTCGACACATATCAGTCAATGTTGATGAAAGCAGGTCAAACTCAAGAAACTGTTCCATTTGAACAAATGATTCTTGATTTAAAAAGAAAGCAAATTGAACAACACGTTGAAGATAAATTATGGACGTCAACCACTGCAGGTGGAGATTGTTTCAATGGTTTCGCTTTAATGATTAGTACTTCAACAGGAAATACTTTTTCAGGTTCTTGTGCTAACTCAAGTGGTGCAACTTTCTCAAGTTCAGCAGCATATGGTGTAAGTGGTAACCCAATCACAGAAGTTGATAAATTAATCAACGTATTAGATGACAACGCTTTAGTTCGTGAAGATTTAGTAGTGTTTATGTCTTATGCTTATTTCAGATTGTATGTACAAGCTCTTACACGTGCAAATTTCTTTACTAACTATATCGGTGGTACTGATGTAACATCCAATATGTCTGCCGTTCACCCGAATACCAATATTCGCATCTACCCAACGTTAGGCCTAAATGGCTCATCTCAAGTAGTTATAATTCCAGCAGAATACGCAATTTATGGTCTAGATTTATTATCGGACGAAACGCTAAAAGCTTGGTACAGCGTGGATTTTGACGAAATTAGAATCCGTTCTAACTTCAACTTCGGTGCAACCGTGGCAACATTTGGTTCAACCAAATACATGGCTTGGAATGGTCAACCTTAATTGATATTATAAAAACATTAAGGGGTGAAAGTCCCCTTTATTAAAAAACAAAAAAAATTAAATTTAAACAATATGAGTTGTTATATATCTTCAGGAGTCCAATTAGGTTGTTCAGATGGTATAGGTGGTATTAAGAAAATTTACATCGTTGGTGGTGGTGGTTCTGTTACAGGACTTACTTACAATGGCGACGGTGCAATTACTGGTGCTACTTCTACAACAGGAACTACTTTATATGGCTTTGAATTAAAAAGAAATACTTCTTCATTGTCTCAAAATACTACAAAGAATTTTGAAAATGGTACTATCTATTGGGAACAAGTTTTAACAGCTGTGTTCTTTAAGTACGACCAAGACAAGAGAAACCAATTAAAGGTTTTAGGTCAAAATGACCAAATACAAATTATCGGTATTGACCAAAATGATGTTCAATATTACTTGGGTCAAGTAAACGGTATGTACTTAAGTGGTGGTTCTGCTGCTACAGGTACTGCATACGGTGATAGAAATGGATTTGAAATGATTTTCTCAGGTCAAGAACCATCTCCAGCAAATACTATTGATGGTGCTTTAGCTTCTGTATTTACAGGTGCAGCTATCAGTGGGTAATTGAATGTTCGTCCTATTGGACAATTTCTATATCTTCTAATGAAAAGAGAGGCGTAATGGCCTCTTTTTTTGTTTTTATATGTTCTACTTTACTTTTTCTATATTTATAGGTATAGATATATATTATTATGCTTTATTTGAATAAGGGAGAACAAAATATTTTGGTTTTAAATATCAATAATAATTCAAGGGATACATTTACAGAATACACTTTAATCTTTACTCACATCATGAGTAAGGAAGTTAAGTCATATACTATTCAAACAAATGACCCAAATGAATTTTTTCAGAATATTAGATACTGCACTATCACTTTAGATTTTGCAACCGATGACCTAAACTACGAAGGACAGTACCAACTTAATATATATGGTAATCCAAATAATAAATTGGTTTTTATTGGTATGGTAGTTCTTGATGGAACTGCTGAAGCTAATCCATTTACAGAATATATTTCTCCAAATGAAACCAATGAAAATTATATATACATACAAGAATAATTTATGAGTGATTTAAAAAAGTTTGATTTAAAAAAGATAGATTTTGCACAGGCTTCGTTACCTGTATTTGCTGAAGTAATCCAGCGTGTTCCTTGGATATTCTACGGATTAGATAATTTATTACCACAATACTTCATCAGATTGTTTGATAATTGCGCAATTCATAAAGCTGTTATTACAAGTAAGGTAAATCAGATTATGGGTGATGGTATTGTTTCTTTAAACAATCCAATGGCGACAATTAATTTAATTAATGAAAGTGAGAATGTAACTGACGTAATGAGAAAATGTACTTTAGATTATATGATTTTTGGTGGATTTGCATTGAATGTTATATGGGCTAAAGATAGAAAGAGCATTGCAGAAATATATCATATAGATTTTTCTCGTATTAGAAGTGGTAAATTGAATGAAGACGATAAGATTGAATGCTATTACTACTCACCTGATTGGTCTAATGTAAAAAAATATCAACCTGAAGAGATTAAAAGATTCTCTCAAGATGAAAAAGACCCATCTCAATTATTATATTTTAAGAACTACACTCCATCTATGACTTATTATGCTGTACCTGATTGGTCAGCAGGTCAAAGAGCAATAGAAATTAATATAGAGTCCCTTAACTATCATATGAATAATTTACGTAAGGGTATGAATCCAAGTTTATGGATTAACTATAACAACGGCATACCTGGTGAGGAAGAACAAAGAATTATCGTTCGTGCGCTAGAATCACAATATAGTGGAACAGATAACGCAGGACAAGCAATTATATCATTTAACGAATCAAAGGAGCAATCTCCTGAAATTACACAAATACCTCGTGACGACCACGACAGTTACTATCAAACACTTAACGACGATATTACAAGAACAATATTGTCTTCACATAGAGTTTCAAGTGCGGAGTTATTCGGTATTGCAACTGCTGGTAAACTCGGTGGTTCTGATGAGATAGTTCAACATTCAGAATATTTCCGTAAGATGGTAATTCAACCATATCAGAAACAAATTTTACCTGTGTTTAATAAATTATTATCATTGAAATTTGAAAAACCAACTACATTGGAAGTTAAACCATTATCGTTATTCTTAACGGGTGATGTTCAAGAACAACCAGTGGTAGACGATAAACCTATAACTCCAACACAAATATAATGGGCGTATTATTAATCTCCGAAGTTAAATTAAAAAACTTCACAAATATAAATAAGAATGTTGATATGGACGTTCTCAAAAGCGAATGCCAAGTGGCGCAGGATATAGATTTGCAAACAATATTAGGTTCTAAATTCTATAATCATTTATTATCACAAGTAACTGCTACAGGTAATACATTTAATGCTGATGAATTAGAATTAGTAAATTCTTATATCCAACCATATCTTATTCAAACTGCGTACTTTAACGCTATTCCACATTTGATGTACAGAACTTTAAATCGTGGCATCCAAGAAGGAAATAACGAATTTGGTTCACCTGTTGAAATTGAAACTATGAAGTACCTACGTTCTTTACAGAAGCAACGTGCTGACTTTTATGCTCAAAGATTGATTGATTATCTATTAACAGGTAGAGGACAAAATCAATTTCCTGACTACAACAACGCATCTACGATTGACGGTATGGTACCTGATAGGGTTCAAAAATATAACAACGGAATATTCTTAAGACATTCAACTCGTAAGGGTTGGAACTTTAATCAAATAACAAACTTAAATGGGGGTGGTGGCATTCAACCTTATTCCGAACAAGGTGAGGCATGGTGGAACTGTCCTGATTGCTTTTAATATGAAAGACACACTATTACAAATACTTCTTGTAGCAGGAACATCCGTCATTGGATACGTTCTTGGCTACAGAAAACAGAATGTGGATTTACAATCCAGCCGTTTAGAAAATCTTGAAAAGTCTATCAATGTCTATAACATAATTATAGATGATATGGCCAAGAAGATTGAAACACTAACCACGGAAGTTGCTGGACTTGAAAGAAGGATTGAGGAACTAATGCAGGAGAATAGACAACTCAAAAATAAAGGAACTATCTAATATAAAAACCCCCCGTATTACTACGAGGGGAAGACAAAATAAACGGAACAAATCAACAAAATTTTTTATTTATCTTAAATTATTTTTGTTTTGACAATTACTTGTTCAGCCATTATTTGTCCTAACGGTGCCATTATTTGTCCTAACAGTTTTGCTGTTCTCATTGCTAAAGCCTGACTACTTGATGTAGTGCTTTTAGCGCAATTAGGGTCAATTCCCCACTGTAACATCGTCTTGAAGCTATTGGGTTCAAACCAATTAAAGTGTTCTCTAACGGCCTCTAAAGCTTTTTCATTCATCTTTCTGCTTGTGGTAGACCCACCGTTTTGAAAGTAGACCATAAACATCTCAACGGCATTGGTGGTTGGGGTAGAACCAGTTGATAAGAAACCACTTGGTAATTTTTTTTTCATATTATTTTGTTTTAATTTTTTTTAATATCATACCATTTTTACCAAAAGTCATTTCATAATCCCTATGAGAAACCGTCATAGAACTATCATTCATTTCGTCAATCCATATATCAAAACCTGCGTTTGATAATAAATAATAGGCTTCAAACCATATAGTTTCTAATTTTTTTTTTGTTAATTCTTTTTCCATTTTATTTTGTTTTAATTTATATCTAATTCGTGAAACTCAATACTATAAATGACAAATGGGCCACCGTGTACCTCATGCTCGGTATCACCATCTATAGTAATAATGAATAGAGGTTGTGCTGCTCCCATATAGTCATATTTGTTTTTACTAAT